AGCAACGCCTAATGCAATAGATGACGAACTAACACAAAATGAGTTTGATGCCATCTTAAATAAAAAAACTCTAGACTTTGAAATGTTTCGTGTTCCAATTAGCTCTAGAGGGTACGTAAACGAAAACGGTTTATCTAAAATTGTTTTAACAGCAGAATTACCAACTGTAGAAAGATATGAAATTACGGAAATAGGTGTTTATTCTGCTTCATCAAATCCAACTGCTGGATCATATGACAGTAAGACGGTATACTCGTTTTCAACAACAGAAAACTGGGAACGCCACACAGAAACAACTGTGACATCGGTAGAAACAATAAATAGTCCTTTGGCTACAGGCACTGCTCCAGGGGATGAAGCAATCATTAGTCAAGCTTCTCCAATTTTTCAAACCAATGCAGACAATAAAACACTGCTAGACGTTAATAGGTTAAACAGATATGAGTCTTGCAGGTATTTAAATAACACAATTTTTATGGCTGGAAATACTTCAACCCTATCCATAGCCCCTGGCCAATCAAAAATGGCTGCTGCTTCTGGAGACGAACACATTCATCTTTCTGCAGCAAGTACTGACTTTAATAAAAATTCAGATAACGATGAGCTAAAGCTTGCATTTTCTATTGTTAATAAAAATGCAACTACAGCCGCAAACCTTATTCATCCAACCAGAGTAAAGATTTTGGTTGAGTTTGCAGACAGTGACGCCGAAGCTGCAACAAACTATGCTCAGTTTCAAGTAGACCTAACAAGTGGGGTAGGCGGATATAATTTTGCAACCAATAGATATATCGTTGTAACTAAAAAACTAGGGGAATTAATTAAAAGCCCAGCCTTTACTTGGAATACTGTTAATGTTGTAAAAGTGTGGGTTTCAGTTTTGGCAGCTGGAGGAACACCAAGCCCAGACTATTACGTAGCACTTGACGCAATTAGGCTGGAAAATATTTCTTCTATTAACCCCCTGTACGGTTTAACTGGATACTCTGTGGTAAAAACTCCAGATCTTTTACCTATCGTAAAAGTTTCTAATACTGCAAACCTAGTAGAGTTTCGATTTGCACTAGATGTAGATTTGGATACTGGAAATGTCAGTTAAAAAAGTAACTGTTACAAAAAAAGAACTACCTCCCTTAACACCAAATGGAGAATACCTGCTGAGGTATAGAATTATTTCTGAAGACAAAAACAGAACTTCTCACTGGTCCCCAATCTATACCCTAGATGCAACGGTAGTCCCACTTAGAGACGGCACCACTGGAACTAAAAGTCTTATTAGAGATGTAACCTCTAGTGTTACGGTTACTCCAACAACCATTATTGTAGATTGGGAAACTACCAATGATGCATCGTTATACGATATTTTTATTAGTCTTAGAACTAGCGGAACCTGGGGCTCCTATGCTTACCACGGTTCATCCCCAACACACTCATACAGCTTTTTAAAACCAACAGGAGCTGGAATCACGGATATGAGAATAGCCATACAGCTAGCAGGAATAGAGAAAACTAAAAACGACATACTTGAAATATCTACAAAAGAGTTTGCAATACAGGCAAGTCTTGATGGGGGCAGTGCATGAGTGTAAAATATCTAATACAGTTTAGAAGAGACACTGCCGCTAACTGGACTTTAGTTAATCCGTCACTGGCGGTTGGGGAAATTGGATACGAAACCGATACTGGTAAATATAAAGTTGGCAGAGTCCTTGTCGGCACCACACCCGCAACCTGGACAGCACTACCTTATTCTACTTTTTTGCCAACTGGTGGCACAACTGGTCAGGTATTAGCCAAGTCAGGATCTACTGATTACGCCACTGGGTGGATTAGCCCAGCAGCTCCAGGTTTAGAATTTATAACCTCTTACCCTATTGGAACTGCTGTTACAAGCGTTACAGTACCAGAAGTTTTCAACTCTACTTATGACCACTATCGTGTTCATATCCAGGGTAGCTCAAATACAGTTAACGGTACTCGACTAAGGCTTCAATTTGATAACGCAACCGCTACTTATTACGGCGGTGGAATACAGACTCTATTTTCTACTGGCGGTGTTTCTTCTAACTGGGACAACAACGTATCTAGATTTAATAACATTGGTAATAATAACGAAATGTACGTAGACATCTTCAACCCTTTTTTGGTTCGCAATACAAGAGTGTCAGCAGCATTCTTTACAACGGTTGCTGCTGGTAACTACACGGGCTACATACTGAATGCCGTTTCATCAACTGGCTTTACCATTTCTGTTGAAAGTGGAACAATGACTGGTGGAACAATAATTGTTTACGGATACAGAAAGGCATAATGACTAAACCAAAAATTCAAATTGGAGACCTTGTTAGAGAAATGACAGACGAGGAATACGAAACTTATTTATCTGAGCAGGAATTAGATAGAGTTATTGAGGAACAGCGTCAGGCCTATATTGAGGCAAAAAGAATAGCTAAAGACTCTGCTCTTGTTAAATTAGCCGCACTTGGTTTAGCTCAAGACGAAATAGAAGCCTTGTTAGGCTTAAACGCCGACCCGTTGCAAAATAGCTAGATAAGTGGTATAATTAGCTATGGCCAGAATACCAACACCAGATAGAGGACAGCCTCTAGACGTAAATTATGTATATCAGATAGTTGAAGCAATCAATGATTTGTCTTCTCAGATTTCTTCTGCAAAATATAAGTACGCATCTATAAACACCTCCGAGGGGCTTCAGAGCACACTGTTGACAGACACAAAAGTTGTTGCTGGAGAAGTATCTATTTATTCAGGACTGAATCTTGTATCTGCAGAAACAGATGTCCCCTTTACTTATTCTTTTAAGGGCGAGTATAAGTATCCGCCAATTGTTACGGCCAGCCCAGTTCTTATCGAAACAACGCCTTCTGGTAAAGATGTTTCTGTTGTGATTTCAAGTGTAACCAATTCAGCGGTAAATGGAATTGTTCGATTTAATACAGCAGGACAGCTAGCTGTCAAGGTTCATATCATTGCAATTGGTATTCCAAACTAGTAATGACTAAAAGACACGGCCAGGTAGATATGGCAGAGTATAATGCTCTTCCAGTTATACCAGGAAATAAAAAGGTATGGTTTTTAAATGGGGAGCTAGTTAGAGTTCACCACTTAAATAAGTCTAATGGAATTATGTCTGTTTATAACATTGTAAAAGACAGAATTGAAAGCTGCCTGATATCAGATTTTAAAAAGAATAGACAAAGGGCATATACCGTTGGTCAAACTGCGGAGCTTGTGAATCGCCACAAAAAGTATATGCCCAGCTTAATGAAACGTGGAATTATTCCTCACCCTACTGGGTCTCAAAAAGGCGGGGAAACTGGTTGGCAAGTAAGATCTTACTATGCAGAATCACAGGTAAAAGAAATTCGTGATATACTAGCCACCTACCACATGGGTAGACCAAGAAATGATAAGTTAATTACTAATGACATAACCCCTAGTCGACAAGAGTTGACAAGGCGTATGGGAGATGGTATACTGACTTATACGAAGACAGAAGACGGAAGGTTTATTCCTATTTGGTCTGAGTCCATCTAACAGAAAGATATGGGTATGGAAAACGAAAACACCAAAGTAAGGGTTGCGTTGGGATATACGCTTAACCTAGGTAACTTTCAGTCACTAAGAATTGATCTGGAAGTGTCGGACAGCAAGAGAGATAGTGAAAACACTAACGAAGCCTTTGAGCGTGTCTATGAATTTGTAGAGAATAAGCTAGCAGAAAAGGTTAAAGAAGCCTCTTCTGAAATTGACAGCAAATAATGGCTGATCGTAAATACCGAATGGCTTTACTTAGCAGGTATGCTAAGCTACACAAAGCCAGGTATGAAGAAAAGCCCATTGTAAATCTAAACGTAGAACAATGGGCAGCAGATGCTTTGATAGAGTCTTTTACTCTAGAGGTCTGCTATGATATGCTAGACTACTACTTTGAGGTAAGTCCAAATCCTAATTGGAAGTATTTTGCAAACTATGCAGACACTATCATAACCTCTAGGGAAAGACTAGTACAAGATTTAAGAGAACGTGCCGAAAGAAGAAAACAAGCAAAGGAGTGGCTAAGTGAGTAACGTAGAAGCAAAACTAATATCTGCAGTTCTTAAAGATAAGCAGGTTCATGTTTTGTTGCAAGCAAACGTAGAAAACCTGCTACGAACCCATACCGATGTTTGGCAGTTTATCAGGAAGTATTCTGAGATAAATGGATCTGTCCCCCCAACAACCCTAGTTATAGAAAAGTTTAGAGACTTTGCGACTACAGAAGATGTAGGTTCGACAAAGCATCACCTAGAAGAATTACAGGCAGAGTATCTTAACTCTAGCCTTAAAGATATTCTGATGACAACAGCTGCAGACGTACAGGGTGGCAAAGGTCCAGAAGCCCTAGAAGAACTAATCACCAAGACATCAGAGCTAAAAAAGAATACAGCCGTTATCCGTGACATTGATGTTACAGATATTGATTCTGCCGTAGCCTATTTTGAAAATGTTCAAAAGCAAAAGGCATTAGGAATACTTGGAATTAAGACTGGGTTGCCAGGATTTGATAACTATCTACCATCTGGAATTATGCCAGGACAACTAGGAGTCTTTCTTGCCTACCCAGGTATTGGTAAGTCTTGGCTTTCGCTTTACTTTGCGGTACAAGCATGGAAGCAAGGCAAGTCTCCAATGGTAATCAGCCTTGAGATGTCAGAGACAGAAGTTCGTAACCGTGTATTTACTATCATGGGCGAAGGGCTTTGGTCACACCGTAAGATAAGCAATGGTGAAATAAATATTGAAGACCTAAAGCGTTGGCACAAGGTCAACGTTGAGGGTAAGCCAGAGTTTCATATCATATCCAATGATACTGGTGGAGACATTACTCCGTCAGTTCTTCGTGGAAAGATAGATCAGTATAAGCCAGACTTTGTTATTGTTGACTACCTACAGCTAATGAGTCCTAACCAAAAGTCAGATAACGAAACCGTAAGAATGAAAAACCTGTCTCGTGAGCTAAAGCTTATGGCTATTGGAGAAGAAGTTCCTATTATGGCTATCTCATCTGCCACACCAGATGACGTTACAAAGCTTGATACGGTCCCTACGCTGGGTCAGACTGCTTGGTCACGCCAGATTGCTTACGATGCTGACTGGGTCTTGGCAATGGGTAGAGCAGCAAATAG